GCCGGGCGCATGCGCCCTTGGATGGGATCGATCTCGATATAATCGATAGCCCACCCACCCTGGCCATCCGGTGTGCGACGTTTACGCGCCACGTGGTATTCCTTATTGAGCAGGCTCTCGAAGACGGTCATGGCTTGATCCGGTATTTATTCAAGGTATCCTTTTCGCTCAGCAACAGCATGCGTGCTGCCGAAGCGCCCATGATGCCCTCGCCTGTCCCACCGCCCGATTCCGAGGCAAATGCCACGGAGAAATCGCCCAGGCTCTTCGATGCCACACCCATGAGTCCATCGCTGTCGGCTGCCCGCACGCCAGCCTGGTATGCCCGGCTGGCTGCCCGTGTGCAGATTGCCACGATATCATCCGGTATAACTGCAAACCCATGCGAATAGGTGATCGTGATGTTCTGGATCCCATCGGACCATCTCTGGTCAATGCGATGCAGGATCCCATGCTGTCCAAGCTTGTAATCATCACCCTGGGTTAATGTCACCCCATCTTCGACCACCTTGGTTACATCTATTACCGGAATCTCGGGCAAGAATAAACGATATCCTCCTGGAGAGTCCAGCGTGATCACATCGTCATCTATCTGCTCCAGGTATTGCCGGGTGTAATTGCGAATGGAAGCCGAAGCCTCGGTCAGCGCACGCGCGGTTGCGATGATCTGCAATGTTTCGTCGATCTCGACCTGCAGGAAGGATTCAACATCCTCTACCGTGGCAAAATCAGCCATTGAGTGCTCTCCTCATCCGGTTGATAAACCGGACATTCTCCAAGCCTCGATCGCTTGCATGGTCTTCGGCGTCACATAACCCAGCGACCCAGGCTGGCGCAGCTGCTCGAATGTAGTGATGCCGTTGGCCACCAGTGCCCGCGCCGTGGCTGGACCAATGCCCTGTATGGTGGTGAAATCATCGGCCGGTGGTGCGCTTTCCACTTCTGGCTCCTGGGGAGCAGATTTATTTTCAGTGGGAAGACGCATCTTGTTATCCGCCTGTGGTTTCGCCTTCCCAGGCAGCTTTCCCTGTGCGATGGCATCCGCTTCGTACATTTTCACGAATTGCCCGTGCCCTAACGGTACTCTTACCAAACGTCCTTTCTTCATATTCGCCTCCTGAGTGATTATTAGCCACTCACTTTTCGGGGTTAAAATTGCCATTATTCATCTCTCCAGGTTCAAATATTTATAGCTTTTATGCTTGCCTTATCTTTAATCGAAGTCAACAACTGCTTGTACGTCACTCCAACCTGAGTAACTGCCCAACTTTTACTTGTCATCCACGTATTAACCAGCTTCCTTATCGCCTCAGGTATGACTACACTCAACTCAGATATTTCCAAATCCAGTTGCCGATCCTTGATCTTGAACACATGGACATAGTCTTCAAGGATTGCATGTAATACTAATGACTCCTCAATCCCATGTTTCATGATCGGAATATGGTGAAATATCAGGCCGTAATAGACGTCTTTGCCTCGTTGCGCAGGCTTGGCTTGTGTAATATATTCAACCAATTGCCCAAAATCAGGAATAGGCGCATAATTTGGCATGATTGCTAATTACTCCTTTCGCCGATTGCAAATTAACTTTTGGCTTTATATAACGGTTGTAGAAATTGAAACTATCGCTGCGTTTTATCCATCCCCAATAAGAAACGACTGCGCATGCATCCCGATAGGTCAATTGTGGTTTTCGATGGATCTTTTCGATCCGGCGCCTAATACGAAGGGCATTACGCTTGCGTAGAATTGTTCTATCTCGAAAAAACCTTAATCCCAGAAAATCGATCGCTCGACTTGTTACCAGGGATACCTGCCAGTCATTCTTGAGTTTTAATCTCAATGTTGCCAAAAATTCTTCGATATCCTTTCTTATCTGATGAAGCTTACGCTTATTGCTCCCCAGGATTACCAGATCATCCACATAACGTAGATAATATTTGGCTCCTAATTTTTCCTTGATGAAGTGATCCAAACCCTGCAAAAAGAAATTAGAGAGCCACTGACTGGTGTAGTTGCCAATGGGAAGCCCTTGTGAGTTGCTATCAATGATTTGTTCCAATAGCCAGAGACAATTTTGGTCCTTGATCTTATTCCTCAGCATTTCCTTCAAAATATTTATATCAATGGATGGATAGAATTTAGAGATATCCATTTTCAGACAATATTTGGTGCCCTTATAATCCTTATCCAGCCATCTGCGTAGGAATTTATGACCATAGCTCGTTCCTCGCCCTGGGATGCTGCCACAAGAATATTCATACATTCCATGCATGATGAGTTCGTGCAACTGCAGCATCAAAGCCCAGTGAATGATCTGATCCGGGTAATAGCGCGGTTTGAAGATCTGGCGCTCCTTCTGGCTGGGTCCATCTCGAATCGTCTTGATCGTATAGGGTGAATGAATGTAAGTTCTTGCGATCAGCATTTGCTGCACTTCTCTCGCGTAATGATCAATATTGTCAACGATTTTCTTGACATAAGGCCTATCTCGCTTTCCAAGCGACGATCGTAATATGGCGACCTTGATGTTATCAATCTCACACACTTTCTCAAAAATATGCCCGATGCGTTTCATAATTCTTCTTATTAGCCTCAGGGTGGTTCGATGGTTCCTACTAGACCCTGCTCTTTATGGCTGAATTTTCACCAAGAGGTGAGGAATATGGGATGCTGCACCAATAAAACCGGTCCTAATAAGAGTCTGCCCGCCGATGTTGATGTTCGTATTCGATGAAGTGTTATTCAGGTTCCAGTACGACAAGCCGGCATTCGTTTCATTATTCCAGTTGCCGTCCAACAGGGCAAGCGCGCACTCCGTATCCCTTTATAAATTTTTAAAGAACAAAAGATGTTACCGGGGGGAGACCCCCGGACCCCCTAAAGAGGGGTTTTAAGAAGCCGCCCGCCGACGTAGATGTACGTACTCGAGGAAGAGACATCCAGGTTCCAGAACGACAAGCCGGAACCCGCTACATAAAACCAGACGCCGCCCAACAGGGCAATTCGTTGACCGGTATTTCTGTAATAGTAATCGCTATAATATGTTGTCGTTCCACCTCCTACCGCGGTCGGGAATTCTGCAAATGGACAAGCAGGATCAAAACCCATCGCAGTTGGATATCCGTCTGCATTGTGATTAACATAGGATAGCTGCTCATATGGTGCAGCGAACACATTACTGGCATAATCAGCTGGGGTTCTGCAAATCCAGGCCTGAAATTCATTGATATTAACTCCATCGATGAATTGCCAGATGCTTCCCCACGGATTTTCGATACCTCTATACTTGCATGAATATTTACCACTTGAATTGCTGACGAGTGATCCGCTTTTGGCTATGATCGAAGATGAAAATCCAGATCTCCAACCTTTGTTATAAATAATATTTCCGATAGCAACATTGAAAGCAGCACCGTCCACAGTGATAGCTTTATTGGAAGCATCATAGACATCGATGGAAGTAATCACCCGATTGGCGAATATCTGCTCGCCTCCCAATGATGTCCCTAGCCCGATAGTTTGACCAGCGAAATATACCGCCGCCACCGCATTAGCCACGATCACCCGATTGACTGCATTTTCGTTCACCGTGGCTGTATGCGCAGCATTCCATTGTCCGGAGGTAAACCCAGCCATAATGGATTGGCTATTCAGAGTAGCAAATTCGATATAGAACAAAGTTCTAATAAGATCGACAACATGAATATCCATCTGGTAATAACCCGCACCGTTATTCATGGCATAGGTCCGGAAATCGACGATATTCTTATTGATCAACGGGAATGTGCCGGATTTGCTTTCCAGCTTGGTCCCGTTCAGGTTGGCATTGTATTTCCCTACATCCACATAAGAAGCATTCGCAAAGCAGGACGGGAGATAGGAACTTCCAAAAGGACTGCCACTAACACGCCATGTTCTAGCAGCACCAACAGCGGTTTTTTCAATATAAAATCTTGGTATGCGTATAAAAACATTACCTAAAGCATCTGTAACCGGAATCATACCTGACCAGGGATAAAGGCTGTCAAAGTTATTCACTACTACACCAGCATCTACACCCGCATTGGCAACCAATCCTACCGCAGCATCTGTACGAGTAAGTGCAGGTGGTGCTGCTCCGTTCCAAGATGCGCCATAGATAGGATATGATACCCCTCCTCCCATTATTATCCTTCGTGCCAGCCCAATGCCTTTTATCCCAATGCCCTTCATGGTTACACTGTCCTGGCTGCCACGACCATCTGTACCACCATATCATCGGCTGCCGCATCCACCGCTGCGCTATCATATACCCGCACTTTTTCACCGGCAGATAGAAACATCGGCGGTAATGGAAACGATAGATATGCCCCCACGAAAGCGGTCATCAATTGCAGCCCTGGCGCAAACATATATTCCTTCGCCAGGCTGGCTGTCTGCACTATTCCAGCCAAAAACTTACCAGTCACATCCCCGGTCGAATCTTGCCTCTCGACTGTGATCTGACGGTTCCCCGCCGTTGCCGTTGTGGATAATTCTATCCAGATGGACAGTATTTCCCATTCAGTTGATGCCGGCACCGTGAAGGTCTTATCACTATCATTGGTGGTTTCCTCGGCTTGCAGGGCCACGCGCCAGGATTCGGATATTGGTATTTGCTCGCTGGCGCCCTGGAGGTATACCCTCAAGGCAAACATTTTCCTTGATAGTTGCTTTAGCACACTTCTTCCCTGAAATCTACTTAGTAGTGTCATCTTAATCTCCTTCCTAAATTTCTCTGCTTTATGAACGCCGCTCGCACGCGTTCCTCATCACCTCTGTGGCATTTCACCAATCGTCCCGGCTCCAATTCCACTTGAACCAGTGGCAGTAATGGGACCATAGGAATTCCCCGCCTCCCATGCACTACGATCACGCTGCTACCTCGATGCTTGCGCGCCGCCCTGGATGCGAACCGGTGATACACCAGGTACGCTCCCTGCGGTCCTCTACAGTTCCATGTATATGGCACGTTCAAGAAAATCGCTTCCGAGCGCAATAATGCCCGCAAGAGAGCAATTTGCTCATCCCAGCCTTTATATTTCAGCCATTCCTCGCTCCACAGCTCGAATAGCCGTTTTGTGGCTTCGTTCGTCCTCCAGAACATCATTCCGGAGTTGTGGTATAGGATGTGCGGGGTTTTCAGCCAGGCTGCGGTTTTGGATGCCTCTTGACGATTATCCTGGAACGTAGCCGCCAGGCTGCGTGTCTCGGCTTCGGCGATCACAAAATCCCACCGCTCCAGCAGATCGAAGCCAATCATTGGCGATATCTTGAATTCGGTCTCTGCATCCACGTATAGTGTTTGCTCGAATGGGCTGATCCCCGCCAGCAATGGCTTGATCCGGCCAGCTTTGAACCCAAATAATGTTGAGCTGGTAAACGGGTCCACATTGCTCTCATGCGTTTTCACCAGTTTATGACCTTCGAAATATTTTATGGTCTGTGCATCTCCGACGACGAGCACCGGCATGCCCGGTTCGTGTTTCCACAATGATCGCATGGATGCTTCGGCTTCTCGGATCGCCGGGTCGCCCCAACAGATGTAGATCACCCCTCTGTTAATTGGCTTCGACCTCGGCTTCGGTTCGGATAGAAGCCATAATCCGCGTGGGTCCTTTGCTTTTTTGGGAGGGGACAGCACATTGATAGAACCATAATAATCTCGCGCCGGCGCGTAGCGTTCCCTGCCGGCATCGTGCAGGATCGCCACCCCTCCCGGGTTGAGCAGATCCCGCGCCACATCCAGGCACCGCACTCGCTTGCGTCCATCCACGATGATCAGGTCGAACGTGCCCACCTCATCTGCCTTTATCTCATGGTAACCCGGATAATCCAGCTGCAGCAAGGTTACATTGGGTGGTGTCTTGCCTTTAAGCGCCTGGGCATAATCCGGATTATGCTCGATCGATAACCATTCGATATCCGGAAATAACTCGGGCCAGTAGATCGTTGAGCCACCCGATCCCCATTCCAGCACACGCCTCGGCTTGCGCTCTTCCAAAACGACACGCAGCGCCTCTATTTCCGGCTTATCCATCATCGGGTAAGGTTTTAGCTCGATGTTAGCCATCGTTTTCTCCGGAATGCGATCGTGAAGTCTCTTTGTCCGATGTATTCCCAGATAGATCCTTTCTCGTCCCGCTGGGTGCTCCACCAGACGGTTACCGCATAGCATACGCCGGTGATCGAAGGGAAGAACATGTCGTGTAGTGCCACGATGCCTCCCACTTTGACCCGTGAGGCCCAGTTGCCCAGGTCTGTCATCACCGCTTCCAGGTTATGGTTTGCGTCGATAAAGAGCATCGCAATATCCTGGTCCGGAGGGTAAACATTCGCTGCTTCATCGGTGGTCATGGCAAGCAATGTTGGCGGTATCAGTCCGATCTTTTTTAAATTTTTTCGCCACCGTTCAGGTGTGGCTGCCTTGCGGTCATTTGGCATCGGTGTAAATGCATCTACTGTGGTTAGCTGTGCGTGCCAGATGGATGCCGCTTGCAGTATGATTGACGTGGTCCGTCCCATCCAGCATCCCAGTTCCACCAGCTTCCCTTTCCGTCTCGCCAGTTTATACAAAAAAGCCGCCTCCTGCCTCCGGTACAAGCCTGGAATACGGAAGGATTTATCCACCGCCTGCTTGATCTCATCGGCTGGTACTCTCATTGCGGCGCTCCATCCCGGCGTGCCTGACGGTGTTTGTGAAAGACGAATGCAGCACCCGATCTGTGGTGTGTGTTCCAGGGCGCTCTCATCGGCGCAATCCGCACCGGGAACCGGTGGATCGCCCGCAGGAGTGCCATTTGAT